TCAAGCAGCATAACCTAAACCAGATGAGCCCAAGACTTCCGCTCCAGAATTAGGCCGCCTGTTCCAAATCATTCGACGACGGACAATGTTCGGGATGCCGCCCGGGAAAGCATCTTGGTCATAGGTGAGCCGCAGCCGGATTGCCGCACAGCTCCGCAGCCTATGGTTCTCAGTCCACATGTCGGGCAGCGCTGCCTTGAGCCCTGCGAAAGCGGTCTGGTTTGCTGTCCCGAGTTTCTTTTCGACGACAACCTTTCCGGCCCAGCGGCCCTGCGCGGTCCCAGCTGCATTCACCGCCACTTCGCCTTCGAAATAGATAGCCCCGATCGATTTGACCCGATGAGTGGCCAGCACGATCACCAGATCGAGGTATTGGTTCTCCGATCCTGAGGAGTGCAGGAAGACGATGACCCCGCCCTTGCGGGTGCGACCATAGACGAGATCGCGCGGCACCACGGGCTCGCGGATCGTCACCGTCCGCGGCTGCATCGTGGTCTGCGGTTTTGGCATCAGAGCCTGCGCCGCGTAGGACAGCAGAAGCGTGCCGCCGATCCGCAGAAGCGCGGCACCAATTCCGCCCGCAGCCAATACGCCGCTGATCGCCCCCGCGATCGCGGTGACGGCTGTCACGATGAAGGGCATGGCGTGGTTCCGAGGTCAGATGGGCCAGGAAAGTCGGCAAGAGGTCAGTGGAACGGTCACGAGGCCTTCGGGTGCCATCCCGACTGCTTGGGCTCCCGAGCAGACGCCAAAGCCAAGACCAGTATTGGCCAGGACGATGTCACCGCGTTGGGCAAGAAGCACAGACGGGCGTGGCTCGCCCAAGAGCGCGTAGCCCACGTCCTCAAGCGAGGACCAGCCCAGACGGCGCATCACACGCTCGCCGCCGAGCGCCGTGGTGTAGCGACCGCGCCAAAGGGCCGCGATATCTTCGCCACCGGTCAGGATCATGCGTGTCTCAAAAGCAAAGGTAGGGCAGTCATGGACGCCCCAGACGAAAGGACGCGCGCGGGCGGTATCGATCGCTGCTGCAAGCAGGCGTTCCCAGTGGTCAACGCGGGGGAGCATCATCCGCGCCCCCAGGTAATTTCGCGATCCTGGATCGCTGTGACGTACTCAAAACCGAGATCGCCGGAGAACAAGACCTGCTGGCTTTCATGGGTGTAACGCCAGGTCCGCGCCAAGGTCAGGTCGATCAGACGGCTCTCGTAGCTTATGGTGATCGTGCAGGTGTCGGCGTCATCCTTGATTTCAGGGACATCAAGGCGCCCCGAGAAGGCCTGAACCGGATCAGCAATGATGCTGCCATTCTCGGCCAGAAGCCCCAGCCAGATGCGCCCTGGCAGGCCTTGGCGTGCTTCCTCGATCGCCATTTGCACCAGATCCAGCGGCACGCCAGAAAGTGACACGGCCGAGCCCCCGGCCACAACCTCGCCGGTCTCATCAATGCCCCCGAGGCCGAGCAGCGACCCAGCCCCGGCCCAAGTTTGTCCGTTCCAATTAACAGACCCAAGGCCCGACCAGATCCGCACCCAGCCCGTGGCAAACTGACCTTCAAAGAAGATGACGGGCCGCAGCGACTGATCCGCCAGTGCCGTCGCGAAGGCAGTTGTGATGTCACGTGACATGATCTTCGTCCGTCAGGTATCGAGGCTCACAGCGCTTCGCGGGCTGAGATGGTGAAGCGGTGCTGGTCCGCCCGGCCGATGATCGAGGGGACCGGTGCCGTCAGGCGCAAAAGGACCGACGGGGCATCAAGACCAAGCAGCGTGCCGACTGGGACCGAGGCCCTGAGCGGCGGGACAAAGCTGATCACCGCCTCACTTCCGAATGGCGTGACATCTGCGGTTACTTGGTAAAGCCGAGCGGTTGCGTCCGATCCGAGCTGGAAGAAATCCCCCGCACCCAGTCCGAGCCCCCAGCCTGCCGTGCGCAAAGTGGTGGCTCCCGCCACCTGCGCCTCGGTGACATAAGGATTGCCCGCCGCCACCGGCACTTCGATCGAGGGATCGGGAAAGAGGAACCGGCCCCGGAGGCCACCAAGCGCGGCGAAGAAGGCGGAAAGACGCCGGGCCTTGGCCCCTTGGGTCACCGCCATTTCGATCTGGTATTCCCACCAGGAGGCGCCCCAGTCCTGGATCTGGGAGGTGCCGGTGAACGGAGAACGCGCCTCTGCCACTGAGGTGACGAGCCGCCGCTCGAGCGAGGACACGAGCGTCAGCGGCAACACAGGAAGGACCATCTCAGATCACCTGACCCCGGCGTCGGCCGTCGGCCACGCTCTCCTTCGCGATGCGGGCGATTTCTGGGATAGCCGCCCGCAGCCGCGCATCGATCTGCTCGGCTACGCCCATCTGCGCCCCACGTGCGTCGATGTTCACCGTCACGCCGGTGCCAGCGCTGGCACCACGTCCATACCCAGCCGCTTCACGACGGTTCAGCACACGCTCGCCCCGCTGTAGGATGGCAGGAACCTCATCTGGTCGAAGTCCCGCCCAGCCACCTGAATGCAGCCGCGGGGCATCTGCAAATGCGGTGACTGGAACCGCGCGCATCGGTGCGCCCGAACCCACCATCCCGCCCGTGTGCCAGATGCTCGCATTCACCATCGGGTTTGCAGCCGCCGCTGCCCCGACTCCGAAGATCCCACCGCCAAAGACGCCCGAAAGCGCTGAGGCCAAGGGGCCCAAAACCGCGTTCTTGAAGGCAAGCGTCGCGAGGTCCGCCAGGATCGAGGAGACCAGCGATTTGAAGTCGAACTTGCCGGTGGTCACAAACTGTCGGAAGGCGCTTTCCGCCGAGGAGAAGGCCGAGGTCAGCGTCTCGCCGAGCCCCTTGCCCCAATCCATCGCGCCCTTGGCATAGTCTGCCAAGGATTTCGTGACCTGCGCCCAGCCGGTCGCCGCCTCTTCCGCGGCGGCTTTTGCAGCGCCGCCGGCCCCTCCTGCTGATCGGCCAGCGTCGTCAAATCCGTCTGAGAGCGCACCAGCCGCCGCGGCCGCGCCGTTCAGCGCGTTTTCGCCCTCTGTCCCTGCGCCGGTGATTGCTGCCTTGAGGGTTTCCCAGGCGGCCATTGGGCGGGCGGCAGCCTCTGACAGCATACCAGCCGCCTCACCGTAACCCGCCGCGCGGCCCCGCGCAGCTTCGGCCATGCCTCCGAAGAGATCCGGCGTCTCAATGTAGGTCGTGCCCATGGCCGCACGGAACGCATCAGCCGCCGCTGTGCCTGCCGCGGAGGCTGCGCCCTCAAACGGGTTGGCAATCCCGCCAAGATCCACCGCCTCCAGCGTGCCGATTTTCAGACCAGCTTCACCGGTCGCCCAATCAGGCAGGAGGGCCAACGCCGCGTTCAGCCCTTCGATGAAGCCATTGATGCGTCTGACCACCGCGTTCAGCATCGACTCGACGCCACCGATGAGCCCATTCGCCGCCTGATAGGCAAAATCCCCGATCGCTTGCGGCAGGGCGCCCCAGATCGCCTTCACCCCGTCAAAAGCGCCCTGGAAAGTCCCGACCGCAGAATTTCCCCAGCCCACGACAGCCGTCAGCGCCGATTGCAGCCCATCGTAAATGCCCGCCTGTGCATTGGCCCAGCCGGCTTCAACCCGCGACCACGCCGCCGTTGCCGCCAGCGCGAGGCGGTCCCACGCCTCTGCCGCGACATCACGCAAGAGGCCGAAGGTTGCACCAACGCCGCCGACTTTGGCGACGAGTTGGGTAAACTGGTAAACAAGCTCGCCCGCGCCCACGATGAGCGCGCCAATCCCGGTGCGGATCAAAGCGCCGCGCAACAGCACTAAGCCGGTGGCGAGGCCCTTGACCGACAGCGCAGCCGCCGCCAGCCCCGCGACCCAGCGTCCCGCCATGACCGTGGCAAAAGTTGCGGCATAGGTTGTCAGCCGGCCGAGATTGTCAAAGATCGCCGTGATCGCCTGTCCCAGAACGCCCGTGCCACGGGCCGCATCGCCAAGCGCATTGGCAATGGTTTCCAGCGCAGGCGCGACCGCCGCCGTGAGGCGATTGGTCAGGCCGAGCCAGATCAGGCTGAGCTTGGCAATCGCATCCCCCGTCCTTTCGATCTGCACCGCATCGCTGGCACTAACGGCCACCCCGAAGTCGCGCACATCCTTGGCCGCCTCTCGCAACGTGGCCGGATCAATCCGCAAGAAGGCGAGCGCTGCCTTGTCGCCAAAGAGGTCCGAGGCCACGGCCGCACGTTCCGCCTCAGGGACAAGTCGGGCCAAGGCGTCTTGGATCGTGACGATACGTTCATCCAAGGGCAAAGCCTGAAGATCCCGCGCCGAGAGATGCAGCCGCTCCAGCGCCCCAACGGCAGATCCTGACCCAGATGCAGCTTCAGAAAGCCGCGTGGTCAGCTTCTTCGTCGCCTGTTCGATCTCGCCCAGTGAGACCCCCGCCAATTCGCCCGCCAGGGTCAGGACCTGCAGGCTTTCCACCGATGTCTTGAGCGAGGCTGCCATGTCGGCCTGCGCGCCGATCGTGTCGAGGCCCGAACGGATCATCGCCACACCGGCCGCCGCTGCAGCGGCGGTCATCGCGGCAAGCGCAATCCCGGCCTTCGTTGCAAAACCCGCAAGCCGCGTGTTCGCCCGCTCCATTTCGGAGGAAAGTCGACCAAAGCCCTTGGTGCCGGCCTCGCCGATACCTTCAAGCTCAGCGCGGACCTGACGACCTCCAACTGCGGCAAGCCGGACAGAGATGCGTTTCTCGGCCATTGGGAGGACAGGTCCTGTCGATGAAGGTCAGTCGTGGTTTGCGGCGATCTGCGCAGTCACGCAGCGCACCATTACCGCCTCGATGGCGGGCAAGAGTTCAGCGATCACTGGGGCCGGAATGCCGAGGGCGGCACCAAGCGCGAAGGCCGCGCCCATGTCCCAGCCGATCACCGCGCCGGGGACGATGCGCAACTGACCCCCAAGGCGCCCAACAAGGTCCCAGACCTGCGCGCCCTCCCAGGTCTGCGGCGCGTTCAGCCGTGCGGGACACTCGGGGCAGACGAGCCCACAGGCGGCGCAATAGCCTCCGCCCCCGCCGAACTCCCAATCGGCAAGGGCGATGAGACGTTTTTTTCTGCGTCCAGGAGCAGGCCCTTGGCGACATAGCGGGTCTGGAAGGCCTCGAAGACCGGCCAAAGCTCAAGAAGCGCGTCGATAGCCTCGGGGCTGACCGGCAAGGTCTCCCCCGTGGCATCGCCAACGCCCTCCCAGTCGAGGATCGCCCGCCGTGCCAGCGCCTTGGCCATGGCAAGCGCCGCCTCCTCGGGGGCCGTCCCTTCGGCCAGCGCGCCAATCGCAGGATCCGCGCGGCTGGCGACCATCAGCGCCGTGGTCAGCGGCCGGAGTTTGACCCGCAGGCCGGGGAGAAGCTCGCACCAGATTGGTGCATTACAGAGATCAAGGGTCAGCATGGCGGAAGAGATCCTCTCAATAGGAGGTGACAGTGTTGACGAGGGTGGCGGTACACAGGCGGGCGGGGCTGGTCGCCTTGGCAGCCTGCCAGTCGAAGGTGGCCTGGATCCCCTGCGGACCCGGGATCTCGATCCGGGGCCGCGGCAGATAGACCGCATGCGCCGTGAAGCTGAAGCTGGCATTGGCCCCAAGGTTCCAAGCGAAGACCAACTCGCAAGGTGTGCCGTCCATCGCTTGGGTGATCAGCGTCGTGTCGGCAAAGCGGGCCTCAATCTTGCCGGTCAGCGCCGCCATGCCAGGATCAACCCCCTCGATCTTACCATCCGAGCGTATGGTCTCGATCCGGTCGAGGCCGTTGGAATAAGTCACCTCAGCCGAGATGACATTGCCAAGCGGCACCCCGTTGCGGCTGATCGATCCGTTGAAGTGACCGAAGCGCTGCAGCGAAAGGGAGGTTGGCGTGCCCGCGGCCGTGGCGGCTGCAACGGTTTCGCCTTGGGCCACCAGGCGGGCGGTTGCCGTCAGCAGCCCCGAGCGCGCCATCTGCCAACTGAGCTGATCGCAAACGCAGCCCGTGTACATCGCATAGCGCGGCACCTCCGGCATCGCCGTCTCGATCGCCATGCTTGGCAGCGCCCAGCCTCCTGACTGGAACGTATGGGTCTTCGGCGTGGTGCCGGTGGTCGTGGGGGCCCCGAAGGCCGCCTTCAGCCAAAGGCCGAAGTTCTCGACATCAAGCGGCACCACGACATCGCCATCGGCCGTCACCGCGTCCTTGATCGGGGCCAGCGGATCACGTCCCTGGCCCAAAAGCTCTGAGGCAATCAGCGGCTGCTCGGAGCCGAGCGTCGTGCTGGCAAAAGGCACCACCCGGAACCCCGTTGTGGGGGCGGTGCCATAGGTGGTCTCGAACGCAAGCGCCATCTGCGCCCGCGCCCCATGGGCTCGTGCCATCCTGTTTCTCCCTCTTAAGATAGATTGTGTTCACAGCGCAGCCTGCCAGCTTTCTGGGTCGGGGGTGCAGAATGAACAGATTATCGAGACATATGGCTGACTTGGCCGATAGAGCGGTATCACGCGGCCTTGCTTTCGCGGCGGTGGGAGCGATGTGCCTCGCCGCAGCCCTCGCGCCGACCGAGGCATGCGCCGAAGAATTTTCCGGAACCGTGACCCGCGTCACCGATGGCGACACGTTTCATCTGAGTGGCGTGGACCCTGCCATCCGCGTCTGGGGCCTTGATGCGCCGGAGCGCGATGAGCGCGGGGGATCCGCTGCCACCAAGGCAATGCGCGGCTTGATCGACGGCCAACCTCTGACCTGCGTCCTCATCGACATCGATCGTTACCAGCGCCTCGTCGGCCAGTGTTTCTTGCCAAATGGCCAAGATATCGCCCAAGCCATGATCTCCATGGGCGTTGCCACAGAATATTGCCGCTACTCTGGCGGCTTTTACGGCACCTGCTGACCCGGGAAGGTACACCCTCTCGTGCCGTCGCCCTGCGTGCATTTGAGGTGCCGGTATCGTTTTTGGTATCTAATGCCCAAATCTAGATATGTTGCGCCGAGGCCGAAGGCTCTTCATGCTTAGGGGGACAGAATGCGCCGACACCAGCGGGGTCGGCAAATGACAGAGCAGGACTTCGATGAACAGCACAGCACGGCATTCGGCAAAACCATCATTTCTGGCGGCCGATATCGAAGTGACCGGGGATATCCGCCATGCAGGGACTTTGGTGGTTCAGGCCAAAGTCACAGGCAATATCAGAGCCGCCGCTCTGACCCTTCAGCAAGGCGCTGAAGTGATCGGGGATGTTGAAGCGCTCCAGGCCAAAATCTATGGGTCCGTTCAAGGTTTCGCCTTTATCGAGGATGTGACGGTCGGAACGACAGGACAACTCACCGGATCGCTGCAGTATAAAACGCTCTCAGTTGAAGCCGGGGCGATCCTTGATGCGGAGATCCGCAAAATGGCGCCGGTTGAGGTGGCTTCTGCCGAGCCGGACCCTGCTGAATTGACCGCCGCAGAACCGACCGCTCAGCCCAGCGGATCAGCCGCCGAATAATGGAGCACGATGGCGAGGACCGCCGCCTTCGCCTGCGCTGCCCCCTCCATCGGCAGATCGACGGGTTGCGGCGCTTCCGCTTCAACCCAGTCGCAGAGACTGCCCAATGTGCGGTCGGCGGCGAGCGCGGCACCCACCTGCGCCACAAGCCTGTCAAAGCAGCCGTCCCGGTCACGTGCAGATTGCACAATCACCTCCAGTTCCGCCCTCTGTCGGTAGTGATAGCGCAGCGGCGACAGCGTGACCTCCGGCTCGCCAGGGTCGCCGTCGCGCAGGATCAAGAGGCCCGCAGCCGGGATGCGTTCCGGCAGAACCTCCCCGCGCAAGGTTGTGGCGGGCAGCGCTGACAGACGCGCGAGGAGCGCGGTGAGGATGGTTTCGCGAGGGGTTGGCATTACGGTACCAAATTTGAGTAAAGCTTGGGGCACATCAGGCCTGTTGCGGCAGCGTTCTTGAATAGGCAATGCATTTGCCTTACCTTGGACTGGTGCCGTGCGGGAGAATCACATGTTTGCTGAACTCAAGGTCGAATCCACGCTGACCGACAAATATCAGACGACAATGCCAGGGGTCGTTCGCAAGGCGCTCGGCCTCAAAAAGCGAGATCGCATCTCCTATACCATCCTGCCAGAAGGTGATGTGCTGCTCAGCCGTGCCTCGGATGCCGTTGAGGATCCGGCTATTGGCGCCTTCCTTAACTTTCTTGCACAGGACATTGCCCAAAACCCCGGGCATATTCAGGCCCTCGGCGCTCCGCTCCGCGCCAGACTCTCTGAGTTGGTCGAGGGTGTAGACCTCGATCTGGATGCGGCCTTGTCGCCTGGCGATGAATGACGGACGGTTCCTCTATGCAACTGGCCGTGAACGGTTGGACTTTGTTTGCGCACCCTTTGTTTCTTGCCCAGGTGGAGGAGCTTGCCGTTAAGGTTGCGGCTCTCAAAGCTGCCAATCCGACCGGCTATCGCAGCAAGAACGCAACGAAGCGGCTTGCCGCGATCAACAAGCTGATCTTTGAAGAAATCCCCTCAGACCCTACCGACCCGAAGTTCCGGCAGGGCAACACCTTGGGCGAAGATCACAGGCACTGGTTCCGCGCAAAGTTCTTTCAGCAATACCGGCTGTTCTTCCGGTTCCATGCCGAAAGCCGCGTCATCATTCTTGCATGGGTGAATGACGATACAACGTTACGCGCCTATGACAGCCGCACGGATGCATATCGGGTCTTCAAAGGGATGCTCGACGAAGGAAATCCACCTGGCAACTGGGCCACGCTGCTTGCAAGCGTACAAGAATCTGGCGGCCAGCTTGCCGATTTGATGAGCTCAAAGTGACGCGGAAGCTCGCATCATAGCTTTCCCCCGACCCAACCCGCGACGATCTGGCCAGGGATTGACGCCATCGCCCGCTCGGCATCGCGCGCCAGATCCAACCGCTTGGCAAGCTTCACCTGCCGCACCAAGAGGAAGATCGGCACGGTGGCCCGCCCCCGGCCAGATTTCGCGCGAGAGGCAACCCCAAGCCCGCGACTGTTGAGCCGCCCCTCTGCCACGAGAAGGCTCGGCCCCCGAGCCCGGTAGATGAACCGCAGCGACAATCCGCGCCGCCGTTCCCATTCGCCCGGCGTTATCCTGCCCCCACGCCCGGATTTGCCCGCAGCAGCCGTCGGGATTGCCAGCCAGAGCCCGCTCTTCGATCGGATCAAGGGCCCGCTGTCATGCGCCCCGACAATCACCGGCGCGTTGGACCAGACCAGCGCCGCCGCATTCAAGCTGGGCCGACCCTTGGGATAGGCCTCCGAGCGAATGGTGCGAGAAAGCCGTTGCCCAAGTCCCGCTTGCGCGATCTGGTCCCGCCAATCGGTCTTGAGACGAAGCGCCGCGCCTTGAACGGCGTCCGAGACCGCCTTTTCGCCGGCGAGGAGTTCGGCTTGCATCATCGCAATGATGTCGGGATCGATGTTGAGCTTCAGTTTCACCCTGGGTCACGCAGGGCAGAGATCAAGAGTCCAGATCAGCCGCTCGCGGTCTCGCCGCGGCTCCCCCTGGATCAAGAACGTCTCTTCCCCGATCAGGATCTGCTCCTGCGGGCGGGGATCAGGAATATCCGCCACCCGAACATCAATCCGGGTGGTCTGAGACAAGAGCCGCGCCGCGCCGAACTCGGTGATTTCATCCGGACGGCGCAGGACACCCCTTCCCCTCGTGAAACGCCCCTCGCCATCTCAACCGCAAGGTTGAGGTCCCCGAAGAGGACCCCAACCGCCTCAGCAAAGGCCGTCATCACGTCCGCCTCGCACTGCGCAGCACCTGTGGCCGGGTGCAAATCGGCAGCGGGTTCGACTCGATTTCCAGCCGCACCCATTCATCCCGCTCACGGTCTGGGATCATCCGCGCATAAAGCGGCAGACCCAGCGTGTTCACCGTCTCAAACGTGTCAGCCGGCGCAAAGTAGATTTCAAAAAGGCCCTCGATGCCTTGCGGATAGAAAAAGGCCTTATCCGTCGGCACGCCGATCGTCGCACTGCCGCCATAACGGCGGAAGGTGATGCCACCGAAGGTGAACTCATCAACCACCCTGCCCCGCAACTCATTCGCGGCCGCCGTATTGAGATAGGTCTCGCGGATTTCCTTATGGGCCACGAGATCGGCAAAGAAGGCCGAGCCACATTCCGCGCGCAGTTGCACGGGACCAACGGCCAGCCCACCCAGGCTTTCTTCCACGCTTTCGATCAAGGCCTGACACCGCTTGCGCAGTGCCCCCGATGCCGGTGCCGTATTGTCGAGATCAAAGTCGACCTCTGCCGCTGGCGTGATGCCAAACTCCGTGGCAAAATTGACGACCACCGCTCCATCGCGCGGATCTTTCACCAAACCCTGAATGCCGTTCAGCAAATGGTATTCAAAAGTGGCCTCAGCGTCCGAGCGTAGACGGCGCATCCGGCGCGCAACCTCGGCCTGAGCCTGCTGGGTCACGCTTTCCATGCCAAACTCGCGGATGCCTTGGATCTCGGACGCCCAAAGCACATCCTGCTTCTTGAACTGACGGCAGACAAAGGCCCGCACCTGCCGGCTTTCCGGCGACTGCTGGTCATAAGACGCACCACGCTCCGAGAACGGGATCAGAGCAAGCGTGCCATCACGGCTTTCAATGACGACCGTGCGTGTGCGCACGCCCCGCTCGCCGAAGAGCCCCGAGCCCGACAGGGTCGCGGGCTTGAAGGGAATGTTTTCCAACGCGCGCGTCAGTTCGATGACAGAGAAGGCATCGCCTTCAAAAATATCCATGCTGGCCATATGCCAAACTCCTTGATGTGATGTTCGAAAGGCGAAAGCCCCGCCTCAGCGCAGCACGATCCCAAGCGCGCCAAGCGCCGTCGTAGCCGCAGCGATCTGGGCCTCCGTCGCACCGACGGGCCAAACGAGATCGTGGCGGTTGACGATGGCCGGGCCGCGCAGGATCACGACGCCAGGCACATCGGCCGCACTGGCATCCACGCCGGCCCAGAGAATGCCGGTCGCCGTCTGGCTGCCGTTCGTCGCGGCCGGTGCAAGGCCAGTGTATTTGCCGCCCGTGGTGATCTTGCCCAGCACCGTACCCGGCTCAATCTTGCCTGCCCCCGAGGCAAGGGTGACGGTTTCTCGGGTGTAATCGCGCAAGACTTCCCAAACGAGGAAGCCACCGGCGTGTTTGCCTTCCGTGAGAGTGGTCATGAGACATTAGCCTTTCGTCTTGAACGTGCGGGCGATCACATCGCCCCAGGTGTTGGTGGTTGCCGCGCGTCCCGGTTGAGCATGGGCAGCGGTGATGTCGGGGGTTGCAGCGGCCTTCACGGCCAATAGGCGGGCCCTGACGTCCTCAAGGTCGATATCTTCCTCGAGGAACCAGCCCGCCATCTGCGGCTGCCCCGCAAGGCGGCAAAGGTCGATCACGGCGCGGGCATGGGCGATGGCCTCGGCGCGGATGGTGCTGTGATCAGGGGCGGCGTTTTGAGCGGCATCGCAGCCGTCTTCGGGAATGGCGGTTTGGACGGTTTTGGCCACTGTGGTTTCACTTGCAGCCATGGTTGGCGCTTCTGAAGCCGGGCGTTCAGGGTCAGGCTGGGTGTTGAGCACTGCAACACCCGCAGTCTGGGGCTCCGGGGCTGCAGACCTTTCTAGTTCACTCGCAGCCTCGACCAATTCGGGCGGCGCATTGCGGAACAACCGGGTTATATCGAACGTGGCAGCGAGCCTCACAGGCTCGGCGATGCGGTCGATGAAGCCGATATCCAGCGCGTCCTTGGCATCAAGCCAGGTCTCTGCCGCCATCAGGGCGGCGATGTCCCCGTCGGGCTTGCCGGATTTCGCGGCATAGCCCTGAATGAGGCTGCCCTTCACCTTGTCGAGTGCCTCGGCCGTGGACCGCATGTCCTCAGCCGTGCCCATCACCAGCCCCGAAGGGTCGTGGATCATCAGGAAGGCGTTTTCTGGCATGATGATCGTATCACCCGCCATCGCGACGTAGCTCGCAGCCGACGCCGCGATGCCATCGATCCAAACCGTGACCTCGCCCGTGTGCCGTTTCAGCGCATTGAAGATCGCCACAGCATCAAAGACCGAGCCGCCGGGACTGTTGAGGCGCAGATCGATCGCGGCATCGCCAGGCAACGCGCCGAGTTCCGCGAGAAACCCCTTGGCGCTGACACCATAGGCGCCGATTTCGTCATAGATCAGCACTTCCGTCCCCGACGCGCGGGCACGGATCGTGTACCAGGATTTCATGGGGTTACTCCTACTGAGTGTCGGTGCCCGGGTTACTGTCGGACGGTCCGTCATTAGAATTTGGACTGGGCTCTTGGATGGGAGTTGCCCTTGCCCCCTGCGTTTCACCGGGGCTGGCGCGATAGGTCAGGCCCAAGTCTGCTGCACGTTTCGCGTCCGAGGCATTCTCGCGATCGACCTCTTCGATGTCATAGCCCGTGGCCTCGACCACCTTGCGCCGCGACGTCAGGCCAGCTTCCATCGCCAGAACCTGCGCTTGGATGTCCTTCAACGGATCCACCCAATCCCAACGTGGTGGGATCCATTGCACCGGCCGGGCCGTGACAGGATCAGCATGGAGCGCGCCCGAGAGCACGGCTGTTTCCAGCCAACGCCGCCAGATCGGTCGGCAAAGCTGGTGCGCCATGACCCCGTGCTGCAACTGACCAATGCGGCGGCGGAATTCGACGAGTTCGGCCCTGAGGCTTGAGTAATTCGCCTGCCGGACATCGCCGGTGACGAGGTGATACGGCAGACCCAGCGACGCCGAGACTGCCAGCAGCGTTCGGTACTGAAACGCCTCATAGCCGCCACCAACATCCGCCGGGCTTGAGAACTTCACATCCTCGCCCGGCAGCAGCACCTGCATCGTGCCGGGCTCTAGGCTGGCCATAGCCGCACCATCGAGATCGGCTTCACCCTCCCCTATCATTGGGTCTTCGGGTGCCGTCTTGGTGATGAAGCCCGCGAACATGGCGGCCGTCTTTTTCCGGTCGAGTTCGGCGTCATCATACTGGTCCAGCAGGAACAACCGCACCATGGCAGGCGCCACATGGGGCAGGCCCCGGATCTGACCCGCATCTATGGGCCTGTAGATGTGCAAAACCTCCTCGGCTGGCACGCGGACAGTGTCCGGCACGGCCACCCGTTGATCCGTGCTGTCGCCGGGATGCCGCCGGCGGAAGTGATAAGCCACCCGCCGCCCAATCAGGTCGAACTCGATCCCGCAGCGAATACGATTGCCGTTCGGGTCCGTCTCAGTTTTCTCAAACGGCAGCATCTCGGATTGCAGAAGCTGCAACTGCAGGGGCACCAGCAGCCCGTCCTCCACCCGGCGCGGACGCAGGCGCACAAAACACTCACCGGCGACAAACATTTCGCGCGCGACCATGGCCTGCAGGCCATAGAAGTCGGTCAGGCCATCGGCATCCGCTTCATCCGTCCAGGCAAGCCAGAGCTTCTGAACCTGGTCGCGCAGCGCCGCATCCGTGATAAGCGAGGACGGTTTGATGCCGTCGCCGACGAGGTTAGCCGCAAAGGCCTCGCAGGCATTGGCGGCATAACCGTTGGTGACCACCAGTTCACGCGAGCGGGCCAGCAGTCTGGGCCCGCCCGAGGCAACCAGCGCGTTGATGTTTTCCAAGGGTGGATTCCAGCCCCGCAAGCGGCGCTTGGCCATCGCGCCTTCAAGCCGTGCGCGCATAGCTTCAGGACCGCCTGGCTTGGGGCGGCGGAACAAGTCGAACATCCCCATTTCTGTCAGAGCCCCTTGGCCGTCGTCACACGCACCTGCCGCACCATCCGCCGGCCTTCAGCCGCAGCGATCTCGCGGTCGAGCGCCTCGATGACTCGATCGATTTCTGCTACAGAGCGATAGTCCACCGTCTTACCGTCGTAGCTGACGCGAGCAACGCCCGAGGCGCGCTGCGAGGTCAGGGCCTCCCGGCGGAGTTTCAATGTCGCCAGATCCGCCATGCCCAAACTCATCCCATGTAAGTTGACCGCGCAACGCGGCGCACCTTTGACTTGCGTGCAAATTGCGGCCCCCCGGCAGAGGCGGCGCCCTTGGCATCAGCGAGAGCAAACTGTGCGGCCAACTCCTCCCACCGCGCGTCCGACCAACGGTCAGCCCCGAGGATCCAAGCGGCTGCCCGAGCATAGACCCGGCAGTCGAGGGCTTCATTCCGCTCCCGCAGCTTTTGCCATTCGAGTTTGGCAAAGCCACGCTTGTTCTTGACCGTGACCAGCTGCTCGGCCGTCAACTGCTTCAACCATTCGGCATCGACCCAGCCCGGCAGATGGAGAAAGCCGGGAGGAAACGTCTCTCCACCAACCGGGCTGGGTTCCGGCGGATCAAGCCGCAGGAAGCGATAGGTCTCGGCCTTGAACGTCGAGGTGGCGATGGTCCAAAGCCGTGCACCTCGGCGAAGACGTTTGCCCGCGATCGTCGCATCCACAAACGTCGGCCCTGTCACAGGGCTTGCCCGATTGAACCCTTCCACGCCCTTCACCGGCGCGACCTGTCCAAAGCCCACCTGCCGCGCCCAGGCGTAGACTGCGGCCGTTTCATAACCGGTGTCGATCGCGAGCCGCGCAATCGTCATCGTCGTGCCGCTCGCGTGAGCCCAAGTTCGGCCAAGAAGGTCAGAAAGCTTCTGCCAACAGGCTTGCTCGCCCGGGCCGCCGTCGATGACGATGTGATCAATGAGCCAGCTTTGCAGACCCCTGCCCCAGGCCCAGACATCGACCTCGATCCGGTCCCTCTGGACGTCGGCCCCGGCCGTCAGAAACAGCCCGCCCGCCGGCACCGTGCCTGCACGCCAATCTTCCTTCAGACCCTGCAGGCGCTGCCAATCCGGGGCCTCCCCACTTTCCATCCAAGTCTCGCCGAGCGAGGTGTTGACGAAGGTCTTCATCGTCTCGTCCCCACCGGCGCGCGCCGACAGAAACGCCTTGGCCATGGCCTCGAGCCGCACCCAGGGCGAATAGATCTCGTTCAGGTGGAAGCCAGCCGTCCCGTTAAATGGCGCGTCTGCGATCCAGCGGCCCTTCGAGATCGCGGCCCAGCGGGTCTCATCCTTCCAGGGCGCATCGCAGTCCGCGCAGTGGTAGCGCGCTGTTTCGGGGCGATGGCCGCCGTTCTCGTCCTTGTCCCACTTCACCTGTCCCCAGGTCAGGATTTGTTCCGCACCGCACACCGGGCACGGCACCCAATACCGGCGCTGGTCGCTTTCCTCAAAAGCCGCCTCGATCCGGCTGGCGCCCTTGTTCGTCGGCGTCGAGACCAGCACGATCTTGCGGTTCCAGAACGTCACCGTCCGCTTCTTTGCTAGGTTGACCGGGTCACCCTCGGCCCCTGCGCTGAAGGGATAGCGGTCCACCTCGTCGCACAAGAGCAGCCGGATCGGGCGGCTCGCCAGCCCCGAGGGCGCGTTGGCACCCACGATGGTCAGATGCCCGCCCGGAAACCGCTTGTGCAGGATCTTGTTGTTGCCGTCCCTAGACTTCGGGTTGGCGATCTTGGTCTGCAAACAGGGCGTGTCCCGCGCCATCGGCGAGAAGCGGTCCTTCGACCAAGTTTCCGCATCCCGCTCGGTCGGCATCACCACCATGATCGGTGCCGGATCTTGGTCGATGTGGTAGCCGACACAGTTATTCACCACTTCGGTTTTGCCCACCTGTGAACTGGACATAATGACGACGGTTTCGGTGCCTGCGTCCGAGACCGCTTCCATGATCCCGCGCTGGTATTCGGCACGGGCAGTGCGCCATTGACCGGGCTCAGCGCTGGCCTCAGAACTCAGCCTGCGGTTCTGATCCGCCCAATCGCTGATTGTCAGATCCGGTGGCGGCCTCAAGACCGCCAAGGCCTTCGCGACCGTCCGTTTCAGGATCGGCGACCCCACCAATGTCAGCTTCGACGTCAATTTCTGGTTCTGCGAGATCATCAAGCACCTCGCGGATCGCAGTTCGGATCAGGTTCCGGGTGTCTCCGACGGTGGGTTGGTCAAAAGCCTGTGGTGCCAGCCGGTCCGGCAGCCCCAAAAGACGGGTTCTAAGGAGCACCAGCACGGCAATCCAAGCGGCTTCGATTTCGTTGGCGGCGATCAGGGAACGACGCTTTTCTTCGGCCTCCATCTCGGCGAGGTCGGCACGCGCCCGGATGAACCGCGCGCGCTCAGCCGCATAATCCGGTGCCCCTGCCTGCGCTTTCAGCGCCTGATCGCGCAAGTACCGGACATAGCCGCGTACAGACCCGATCAGGTCATATTGCCCGCGTTCGGCCTTCGGGATCACCCCCTCGCGGCTCAGCTGCTGGACCCGCCGTTCCGAGAGATCAAGCAGCCGCGCGATGACGCCGATAGATTGGGTCGCTGCCGACATTTGATGATCCCACCGATCCGATTAAAGCCATGGAATTGCTGCGATACGGCTGGATATGCACCCCAAGCAGAGCAAAGCTGATCCCCAGAAAACGATGCAACTCACCCGCCGAAAACCGCCATGACCGAACACCCCATTCTGCCCAGCCGCAACGAAGACGCAGGCTTTTTCGGGACATTGACCACCTGCCCCCTCCGCGAGCGGCGGAGCACAGAAGTCTGGGCGCTGGCCTCAAATCTGATCGCCGCCGCGATTAAGGCAAACAGTGTAGAAGACCTCGCAGGGGTTCGCGATTTTCTGGACAGCCGCATGGGACGCCACTTCGCCGATGAGGTGATAGGGGCCCTGCAAAGCGGAACCCCCGACAGCGAAAGCGCCATCAAGGTCAGCATCGCCAAATGGCAGGGCTGGCGCATTTCGGTCCAGACCCAGCGTCTTGAGGGCATCCCCGCGGGGCTGCCCTACCTGACCGGTTGGGTGCAGTATTTTGCCGCAGCCGCGGCGCAGGGCGAAAGCGCCTGACCACCGCACCTCCGATGATCCCGCAAACGGTAGGTCGCCTTCATCGGCAGATCCAGTCGGCGTGCAAGGCTTCACCTCAGGCGGCACGGCCCGTCACGCTTCCCAAATCTGTGACCTTCCGGTGACTCTTTCACATGAAGATCGCAAGGCAACTTGCTGACTCAGGGCCCTATTCGCCAACAAGTACGTGAGAATCTTGCCTGTATGATTCTCTGCCCACTGGCGGACCTGCTCGGCCGCCAAGTTGCCTCTAACTGGGCCAGCCTTGCGCTGGCCCATTTTTTATTCACCGTACAGCCTCTCGAACATGCGCCTAAGCAGGTACCCGCGCAACAGCGATACGCTGAGGAACACCAAGCCAATCGTCAGGTGTTCAGACATCGCGGCCTTAATGCCAAACCACGGGAACACCGCGATCTGTGTCGTTACAGCGAGCACATACCCCACGACCACGTTAGCGACGGCTTCGCACAGTGACACCAGGCGGGATTGTTTCATGCAGCCTCGCGATGCACCGCCAGCGCGCTGAAGGTCTTGTCGCTGCCGTCCAAGACCGCCTCCTTGCCGGTGAAGTTCTGCCAGCGCTGGACCGCCACATCGACATAGGCCGGGTTCAACTCAATGCCGAAGCAAACGCGCCCGGTCGTCTCGGCCGCGATCAGTGTGGTGCCCGATCCCATGAAGGGCTCATAGACCGCTTGCCCTGGGCTCGAATTGTTCAGGATTGGCCGGCGCATGCATTCCACCGGCTTTTGTGTGCCGTGGACGGTTTTCTCGTCCTGATCTTTGTTGGCAATCTGCCAGAGCGTGGTCTGCTTGCGGTCTCCGGCCCAGTGGCCCTTGCCGGATTTGCGCACGGCATACCAGGCCGGCTCATGCTGCCAGTGGTAATCACCCCGGCTCAGAACCAGCCGATCCTTCGCCCAAATGATCTGGGACCGGATCGTGAAACCCGCAACCTCGAGGCTTTCGGCGACTGTGGCTGCATGCAGCGCGCCATGCCAAACATAGGCGACATCGCCGGGGAACAGCGCCCAGGCCTCGCGCCAGTCCGCTCGATCATCATTCAGCACCTTGCCGGTGCGTTTTGTCTTGGCCGCGCCAGCCTGGTTACGCCAGCTCGGATCGTATTCTACGCCATAGGGCGGATCGGTCACCATCAGCAGCGGCTTCACCGGACCGAGCAGACGCTCGACATCCGTGGCGACCGTGCTGTCACCGCAGAGCAGCCGATGGTTGCCGAGGATCCAGAGATCGCCGGGGCGGCTGATCGGATCCTCGGGGGGTTCTGGAACATCGTCCTCACCCTCCTGCGGACCGGTGCTTTCCTCAAGGCTCGACATCAGCGCGCTGAGTTCGTCGTCAGTGAAGCCGGTCAGGCCGAGGTCAAAATCCGCCTCCATCAGATCGGCAAGTTCTAGGTTCAAGAGGTCCTTGTCCCACTCCGCATTTTCGCTCGAGCGGTTGTCCATGATGCGGAAGGCCCGCGCCTGGTTGGCCGTCAGCCCCTTGGCAACATGCACCGGCGCGGTCTTGAAGCCGAGCTTGCACGCCGCCTCTAGCCGGGTGTGCCCGGCCAGAACGACCATCGCCTCATCCACAACAATGGGCTGACGCCAGCCAAACTCCTGGATCGAGGCCGCGACCGTTGCAATGGCCTCGGCATTGCGCCGCGGGTTGCGCGCATAGGGAATGATCTGCTCGAGCGGCAGGTCAACAACGTCCATGGTGATGTCCTTGGAATGCCCGTCAAAGCGAACCGAAGGTCCGCGAAGCGAAATGGGATCGGATCCCCGTTTCGGTTCAGGCGTAGGTTTTTCAGGGCCTCAGGCCCTTGTTTTCTTGGGGTTCAGCGCAAAGCGAAACGAAACGGGTGTTTTCAGGGGTGTCACTGGGCAACCCTCGGGCCTCGCCCCCCCGAATACGGTTGCGAACAGGAGGGACCCGTTCAATTTCAATGGTTTGCGAGTATAAACATTTTGATCGGAGACAGTTTTTTCGGGGAAGCCGGTCACCAGTTGCCCTCTTGCAAACCACCCCAAACCCTCGCCCGCGTCCATTCACACCACGGGCAACATATCGTTCTAATAGCCCCTTCAAAGAGATTTGTCTCGCTCTACGATGTCTCACCAAAAAATGTCTCACGGTCCAAAAATATCTTGACAAGCAGTCGGGAGATTAAGTGTCCAGACGTGTCATCAAGCCGGACAACCACGTCGCAAATTCACCCTCGCCAAGCGCCCCGCTGGCGAGGTTTTCCATCGCGCGCACTCCCTCAAAGGGATCAGGGCGAAGCCCATAGCCATTGAGCCGCAGGAAGGCTGCAGAGGCCGCGAAGGCCGTGCGCTTGTTGCCGTCGACAAAGGGATGCATCGTCACAATCTCGAAAGCGTAGGCCGCAGCCAGTTCATCAAGACTTGTCGCCGGGTCAGACGTCTTGTTCCGGGGGCGCTGTATAGCGCCTTCGAGCAAGCCAAGGTCACGAATACCTGGCGCACCGCCGTGTCGCGCGATTTGGCGATCATGAATAACAATAACCGCCTGCAGCGGCACCCACAGGAAAGATCTCACGCAAGCGCCTGCAGCATGTCGCGGTTCTCATCCATGACAATCTGCGCGGCCGCGAGTGCCGCAGCCAACTCTGGGTCATGCGGCGTGATCTTCAAGCTGCCATCATCCCCACGCACCAGATAAACCATGTCCCCCTCACGCGCGTCGAGTGCCGCAAGCATTTCGCTCGAAAGCGTGACAACGGCGGAATTGCCAACTTTCCGGATACGGGTTGCAAACATAACGAGCCCTCAAAGGTGATACACATGTATACACCAAATCGCGAGAACCGACAAGCGCTGAGACCGCCACGCTGTGACGCGTGGCGGGCCTCCTCAAATTGTCTGGCCGATTACATACGCAATAGACCGCTTTAGTGGCACGGTTTTGCCATTGAGCCTCCAGACGATCACCGCGAGCCCATAGTCATGCTTTCGGTTGGCGGCTGCCCGGCTGAGCCCCTGCCCCCAACAGATTGCTTTCCAAGGGGTTCGATTTGCACGCGACCAGAGGATCTGCCCGATGTCTTTCTCAACCCAGCGCAGCCAAAGCATGGCCTCATCGGCTTCAGAGATCATCCTTGGCGATGGTAGTGGTCGGCGCATTCGGGGTGTTTGCTCAACCTGATCGGCAAAGCTCTGCAAGAATTCCGGCCAAGTACTGCCATACCCCTGCGGCCGCACCGGCGGCAGGGATCTCATCACCTCTGCTGCCAACTCCAATCGGTCAGCCACCATCGCGCGGGTCCAGCTTCTTTCAGCCATGATGCCTCTCCCCCACAGGCCGCTGGCCGTAGAGCTTTGCACCCAATTGCTCGACAAGTTCGCGCTCAGGCCAGGTCAACCGGTGGTCATCGACACTGACGGCCAGGAGGCCTTGTTCGTGCCAGCCATCGCGTTTGACTTCATCTGGCGAGCGGCGTTGGCCGCCATAGCCTTTGGGAGTAAATCGCATTCCCATCACGCCAGCCCTCCAGTCTCGATGGCCCAGAGCAAGATGGCGATGGCGTCCGCCTCATTGTCGTCGGCCGGGTTGAACCCGCGCTGATGTGCGGCGGCGATCATCGCTTGCTTCGATGCGTTACCCTTGCCGGTGGCATGGCGCTTGATCGTGCCAACAGGCACACCCTGATAGGGAATGCCGCGCAACTCGGCCCAGGCGGTCAGTGTTGCCATCAGACCGCCGTAGACGTGGGCCGCGTCGGTGCCCGCGTGCCGACGCACTTCTTCGAACCAGATGGAGGCAATCGAACCGGACAGGCGGTCGACTTCCGTCAGCCAATTCGTGAACCGCAGGTAGCGCATACCACCGCCGTCGTAGCGGCCGGGCTTGAAGCTTGCCGTGCCGCTGGTGATCAGGCCGTCCAAGCCCCGCAACGCCCAACCAGCGGTCGTGCCGAGATCAAGCGCGAGAATAGCTTTCGCGCCACCAAAAGCATTGGGCAACGGCTGAGCGGGGATCAGGTTTTCTGTGTTCATGGTGAAGGCTCACGGATGAGAGTGGGCCTTCGGCTTTGGTCATCGCAAATTTACCGTGCTGGACTCGTAGGAACAAGGAAATTCCCCGGTCGTGTGGTTGTCGCTGCCTGTCACCAACCTGTCACCAACCTCATAGGGGGGGGTGGTGACAAAAATTACCCTGCAAAAACAATGTTGTCACCAACGTCACTAACGTCACCAACCAAATACTTGGTATGTATGAAGAGAGCGGTACAGGAGAGAAAACACACACATATATGGATAAGAGTAGAAGATCGACGTTAGGTTGATGACGTTGGTGACAGCGTTGTTTTTAAATCATTTTTCCGGTCACCATCCTTCACCGAGGTCGGTGACAGTTACGGGTTGGTGACAAAACGAAGGGGCGCCCAGCTTGGACGCCCCATGATGGTGTTCTGAATTATGCCGTTGGCGCTATTCGGTCGGCCAACGATATCGCCATTCGCGCTCGTCACCTTCACGACGCTGATAGCGCTCCCAGCCCTTCTTCTTGAGATACCCAGACACCCGCATCTGATCCGTACGGGTCCATCTTGCCGGTTCGGCGCCGATGGCTTCTTCCAATATCTCACCTACAGACACATCGCGTTTCGGTACCCGACGCGGAACGCTTTCACGCCGTGGCGGATCGAAGGATGAATAGCTGTCTCCCACCACACAAACCTCATGCGTCAACCAGTGTTCAATGAGCCCATCCCAGGCATCGGACTGGTAGCGTTTATCCTGCTCTTCACGCGCAGATTTCAGCAGATCCTTGTCCTCAATCCACCAAATTGCCCCTTCCTTAAACCGCGCCGTCGCCTCTGCCCAAAGCTGATCGCGGTCCCGGCGCAGCGCTTCGATATCGATGCTGCCACAGCGGATCGGCCAGAAACGGCGGTTACCGGTTTCATCGCGCAGGTAGGTGTCGGGGTTGACGGTGCCCGCGAAGACGCATTGCCGCTTGATCTCGACGGTATGGCGGCCATAAGGCGGCCGAAACCGATCTGTCGTTCGGGTCAGGAAGGCCTTGATGCGCGAGACTTCCGCCCGACCGATGGCGTCGAGTTCCGCGATTTCGACAATCCAGACACCCTGCATGTGAATGGCCGCGTCCTTGGAGCCAAGGTCGGGCAACTCATCCGTAAACCAATCCTCGCCTGAGAGAATTTTCAGCGCGGTGGATTTGCGCGCGCCCTGTTCGCCTTCGAGGATCAGCATGTGGTCAGCCTTCACGCCCGGGCGATAAACACGTGCCACCGCCGAGATCAGCCACAGGCTGCCCATGGCATGGGTCAGATCGGTGGGCTCGGCGCCGAGATAACGGCTGGTCCAGGCCTCAACGCGCGACGTGCCGTCCCATACGAGCATATCAAGATAGGCGCGCACCGGATGGATGCGGGTTTCGCGCGCAACGGCACCCACAGAGCGCCCCACGACGAGCGGGGCCACATTAACCTCGCGATGCTGCAGCCATTCGGCGAGCCGAATATCGTCGCTGTCCTCCCACGGGCGCGGATAGACACACTCGGCCTCATCCCAGGGGGCGGCGCGCATCAGGACCACTTCCTGACGGAATTCATCGAACGCGATGGTACCCGCGAAGGCCGCGTCTGAGGTGAGGGCTATGATGACATTGGCCTCGTTGCGCTCAGGCGTGCCAGACAGATCGAGCCTCAGTCGGTTCGCCCAAGTCGGGCGCACAGTCGGTTTCGTAAGATCACCCGTGCTGCTGAGCCGCCGCCGCAATACCCCAAGCTGCTTTTCGAGGATCGACATGGCAATGCCACTGCGCGCCTTGACCAAGGACAGCACATGACGTTCTTCCATCGGCTCGAGCCGCGCTTTGACAATGCGCCCCATCAGCGTGCCAAGGGCTGTTAAATCCGGTGGGTTTGACAGCGCTTCGGTGGCACGGGAGAGGGCCTCGGCAGGATTGTCAGGCTTACCGACTGTCGCGTCTTCACCGCTGGCATCAATGGCAGGCAATGCGTCAGCGCATGTGGCCACAGCGGCGTAATCCGCCTGCGTTACCCCCTTCTGCAGATCGTCGTTGAAATCATCGCCATGCAGCGGGCGCAGAATTTCATTCGGAATGTCGGCCATATTTAGCCGGTCTGCGAGCGTCGCAGCCGCCTGTTGACCCGCCTCACCCGCATCTGCATAGATTGTGACGCGCCGCGTGCCCGCAGGCCATTTGAACCGGGCCAAACCATCGGCTGAAAGCGCGGCCCAAACCGGAGTGCCAAAGATAATCTGTGCGGCAAGCGCGGTCTCAATCCCCTCTGCCAGCCCAAGATGCCCATCCTCAGACATTGAAAACAGTCGCACGGCCGCATCGGTTATCGCGCCTAGCATCTTCTTGCCCGCAGGTGCCTTGCCCAGACCATCATCGCGTAAAAAGGTGCGGTGAATGCCGCCGACAGCTTCCCCATTTGCCAAACGCGGGATCGCCACTATCCCAGGCCAGCCCCGGCGGCTGTCGTAATCGGTCAGATCCGGATGAAACAGCAAATCCGGTGAGGTTGGAGCAGGCAGCCCACGCGCGCGCAGATAGGTTTCCGCGACGCTGCCCGCCAGCGGTTCGCAATCTTCCAGAATGCGGCGAATTTCCAGACTGTGATCAGGGCGCGGCTGCGTCGTGGGCCGCGGCCGGTTGGTCAGATCACGCTCCAGATGGGCCAACCGCGCCGCCTCATCGAAGAGACGCCCCTCGCTCATGCCTGTAGCATGGTAAATCATGTCGATCGGGCCGGCCCGCTCGCCTGTCGCAAAATCAAACCCCCACCCGGCATAAGGGCCATCAAGGTGAATGATGCACGAGCCCTCCCCACGGGCGCGGCGCCCGGACAGATCAGCACAGCGCAAGGCGCGCTTGTCATAGGTGAGCCGCGCCTCAGGAAAAAGCGATGGCAGCCAATCTCGGGCCGTATCAGCTAGGCGCGCCTTGATCGCTCCCAGATCATGGCGGGGCGGCGCAACAAAGACATCGTTCAAATCGATCATGGTTCACCTCAAGCCAAGAGCACAAGTCCGCGCTCGGCACGGGTAATCGCGGTGTAGAGCCAGCGGCGGCGGTCGAGGTCACTGCGCCCCAAGCCATCGTCCCAAACGATCACATTCTCCCATTGCGAGCCCTGCGCCTTATGAGCGGTGATCGCCCAGCCGAAGGTGGCTTCCGTCAGGTGCTTTTTCTCCTTCCAATCCCGATCATGACGATGTCTATCGAAGGCGATGTGGTCCTCAAAATGCCCCTTGTAGAGCCGCAGGCGGCCCGGCGCCCCCTTGAAATCCGCCGGGCCAACGTGACGCCCCTCTTCATCCGTGACCACGGCAGAAAAGTAGAGGCTGCCCTCGTCCACGATATCCTCAAGCGTCACAAACATGCCGTTGATCAGCCCGATGTCGTTTTGGTTTTTCAGGCAGATGATTTTCTCCGAAGCCCCCGATGGCAGGGGGCTGCCCGCCAAACCCGCAGCGGCACGCATCGCGTTATTCACCTGAAGCCGCGTCGCGTTCATCCCGCAGATCAGCTGCCCACCGCGCAACGCCTGCTCAGGCGAAATATCCGCTTTGTACATCTTGGCGACATGCGCATCGTAGGTGCCAAAGCCGATCGGCCGTCCCTCCCGCGCCATGGTCGCGAGGCGAATGATCGCACTCTCCGCGGCCTGCCGATGGATCTCCATCAGCATCACATCCGGTACGACATTGGTGAAAGCCCCCTCCCCTTTGATAGGCGGCAACTGGCCCGGGTCGCCCAAGACCAGAATGGGCTTTTTGAAACTCATCAAGTCACGCGCCATTTCCTCGCCCACCATCGAGACCTCATCGAGCACGATCAGCCTCGCATCAGCGGCGTCACTGTGCGGGTTCAGCGCAAAACGCGGCTTTTTCATCTGCGAGAGCGCCTGCCGCATTGCCTCGATCCCAGCTTCCGCTGCGGTGCGATCAAACCCAGTCAAGCTGCGCACGCTCACCTCGGCCTCACGCACCTTCTGAGCAGCTTTCTCGACTTCTTCCTCCGTGGCTTCAGTCACAGAATAGATCAGGCTGTGAATGGTGCGCGCAGGTGTCCCCTTTCGGGTCAGTACCAAGGCCGCCTTACCGGTAAAGGTTGCGGTGACAACGCCTGGAACACAGGTGCCATCCCTTACACTGCGATGTGAAGACAACCCAAGTTCCTCGAGTGCAAACTTCAACACGGTGGATTTGCCGCTGCCCGCGTAGCCGAACAGCCGGAACACCTGCTGCTCCCGCGTACGGGTTTCGAACCAAGCCTTGATCTCACGGATTGCCGCAGCCTGGGCGCCAGAGGGGGTGAAGTTGGTCATGCGGCAAACCCTTCGACAGCATAATCCTTTATCGCCCCACCACGAACGGGATCCCCGACCTGACATTCACGGACAAACACCCGCCGCCCATCGGAAAGCCCACGCCAATGGCCACGCCGGATGTGCCGGCGCGGGCTTGCATGCGTCCCGCCCTGCGGTGGCGCTTTGCTTCGCGCACGCTCGACATCGATAGATATTTGGTGCCAGGTCCACCCGCGAACGCCGGCCTTGGCATATTTGGTGCGCAGGGAGGACATCACTTTGCGTGGCTTGTCGTTTCCAGCAAAAGCCAGAATGCTCAACGCGCGCCAAACAATGCCCGTGACAACTGGGTAGAACTGACTTGCGCTGTCTGGTAAAATGTCAGGATGAGCAGTGACTTCCGCTCGACCGAGGCCATCAAAGACAGCGTGTGCCGGACAATCGCTCCAACTCAGCCTCCGTCTCGTTCGCGAGAACAATGAAGCTTCGACACGGTCTTCAAACTGGCGCGCATAGACGAGGAGCGCCGCACTGTCTGGGCTCCTGTCGTTCACTTCAAAAATGACCGCTGGATGCGGCAACTTGAGAGGCCCTGCGAATATCAGGGAGCACAGAGCTTCAATTTCGTCGCTATCGAAAGCCGCCTGGTCAGCAAAATAATAGATCGGCGCAGTCTCAATACCTTCGAGTAAGAAACCAAAACTGGATTTTAGGCAAATTTGCGTTGCCACCTTTTTGAATTCATAGGCGTGCGGGATCATTGGTGAGCCCTCCAGCAGCGCTGCACCCAAGAACAGGGCGGATGCCAATGCCCCGCCGCCATACCCCCCTTGCAAACGACTGAGGTGGGTGCAGACGCCTCGCGCGGCAGCAACTCCTCGGCGTCAGACGCGCGCACAACGGCCACGGCACGGTCGCTCATCTGCTGCGCGAGCGGCGCATCAAAGGGGACCAATTCGGCGTAAATTTCCATCGTATCGCGGTTCAGCGCAGTGAAGAGCGCCGGATTGGGCAGTTCAAGATAGGCCTGATAAAGCGCGATCTGCGCCGCATAGACCGGTTTCGCGATAGCAACCCCGCGCTTTACCGTGTCTTTCCAGCTCGACGCCCCAAGCGCTTTCGTTTCCCAAAGCGCCGGATAGGCCATTTCGACCGGGCCGCTCACGAAGCAGCCATCAATATGCCCTTTGAACCGGCCACCGAGAGAGGCAAAACCGAACTGTCGCCCATCACCGCGTTCCGTGCGCAGATCAAACCCTGCAAGCCGGAGCCAACTGGCAACCATGTCTTCACCACGATGCCCCGCCTCAAAAATGCGCAGGGTTTTCGGTGCGAACTCTTGCCCCTCATCCTTGGGCATTGCCAGAAAATCATACTGGATCTGGCGCAGGCAGGACCGGCCAAGGCCTGAAGAGCTGACATAGCTGCGCGGGCGTTCAGCACCATTGCGGGCCCGCAACCCACGATCGATGGCGGCCCCAAGGACGGTCGTAATGTCTGTGAGGATCTGGTCTGCACCATACTGGGCGCCAGACCCGTGGTTCAGGTCAATCATGATGCACCTCAAAAGGGGATAGGATCTGCAGGGAGGCGGCCATCGCGCTCAGGCCTGGCACCTTGTGTCTGCAGGCTGTCGATGTAGCCGGTAACAGCCGCCTCAATGAGCTGGTCAATCTCGGCGGCCGTTCGGTCGAAAAACGGGGCCATGAGGCCGAGTGCGCTCAGCGCTTCCGCAAAATCCTTACGGGCATCGCGGATCGCCTGTGCCTCGCGGGCAGTTTTATCAATCATGCCGAAGTTCCTCTGGGCGAGGTCCGCGCCGATGTCTTGGCACCGGCGCGAACAGAACTGGTAGAAAGGATGCTGAGACCGGCGCAGCCTCAGGCAGAAACCAAATCCCCGGGCTTCGCGGGCGCAGATGACGCAGATGCCATCGGCCGCAGAGCTCACCCCATCAGCAAGTTTTCGAGCTGCTGCTGCCTCCCAGGGGCCTCCTTGATCTTTTGCGAGGCCAGAACCACGAAGCGGCTGATCGCCACCGACGCCAAGGCGTCGAGTTCCGTAAGCCGAAGGCTTGCGATAGGACGATCCAGCCTTCCACGCGCCTCGAGCCATTTGCCAATCTCCATTGCCGCTTCACGCGTTACATGCGCCTGCCACTCATCCGGGGTCATGGGTTTAGCTGTTCAACCAGGCTGGCGTACCGCTTTGCGGGAATGCCGGCGCCGCCGTGGCAGGTTGCGCTTGTATGACCGGCGCTCGTGTGACCGGTGCTTGTGTCGCCCCTGACCAGCCTCCCTGTGCGGGGGCTTGCGCGGCCCAGGCAGCGGGCACCTGCGCGGCAGCTTTGCGCGGTGGCGCGTTGACGGGCTCGGGAGCAACCGTCTCTCCGCGCATGATGGCCGCATAGGCCGGTTCATTTGGCAAAACGACATTCGCAATCTTGTTGGCGTCGCGGTAGTTCCCATTGTCCGAGGCCTCGACCATGATCCGCGCGGCAAAGATGATGCCGTCGAGCTGCTTCAAGCCCCCGATCACACGACGTGCGCGCGCGGCCTCGCCTAGATCGTCGGGCCGCAGCCCAAGTGCGCTGTCGATCATCGCCCGGAAAGCGCTTTTCGAGATGTTCCAGCCCTTCGACTGGCCCTTTTCATCAAGCTTGCCACCCGCGACCGTGTAGTTTTGCCAGAACTTGCGCCGTGCATAGGGGCCTTCGACCACGGTGAACTCCGCGTCGAGCATCTTGGAATCGCTATGCGCAGAGGCCTTCAGAAGCCCCGCATCCATCTCGCTCGCCCCATTTGCGCCACCAGGGCGAAGTTTCATCATCACCTTGGCAAAAGTGCCATCAGGGATCAGCTCCCCCATCGGGGCCATTTGCGGGGCGGCGTCATTCAAATCGAAATGCATCTCGGTGTCCTTTCAGATCAGAGGATGGAAGGGGTTGTGAGGGCCACTGAGGCGGTCTGCGCGGCGCGGCCATCGATCTTGGCGAGAAGTGCTGCGAGATCTGGCGGCTCAGTGACCTCAAGGCGGCCGGAACGGTCCTTTGCCGGCAGCCCCCAAGGATTTCCGGCAGTACAAACGAGACGGCGCTCGGCGGATTTCTCATCAAGCTTCCAAGCGCCTTCTGTGTCCTGACTGAAGAGCTGCATCGTGATGACCTGATCCACGATGCCCGGAAGTTCCCGCCCCGCTTTCGACCCTTCCATCTGCGGCACCCAAGAAGAGGCACCAAATTCATCGGTCACCTTTTCCAGCACACCGACAAAGATGACGGTCTTGCCCCGGGCATGTTGCAGATGCTTCAGTGCCTGAATGACTTCGCGGCCAAGAAGCCCATAGGCGCCGCGCACATCCGGCTTGCCGGTGCGTTCCGAGAATGCCTCCGCCTGCTGCTTGGCATAGGCCATGACCTGCCGCGTCAGATCGGTGATGCTGTCGACGAAGATGATCGAGCGCTCTTGAAGAAACGCCTCGATCCCGCTTTCCGCGTATTGCTGCTGCACATGGGCATGGTAGGCAGACCCATAAAAGCTGTTGGGGTGTTGTGCCGGATCAGGCCCGCCGATCAGGACGACCAGATCGCGAAAATCCTCAAATTTGCGGATCGGGATGCTCGGGCCCCGCCAATCCTGCACGGATTTCATGCCAGCCTCGAGATCGAAGCACACCGCCCTATCCTCAGGCAGCGATTTGAGAAGCGTTGTCTTACCCACGCCCGGCGGGCCAAAGACAGCAAGCGAGGTCTTGTTTTCTGATGCCGACAAACGTTCGTCAGCGGTGATAATGCGCAATGCCATGGCGCGCTCCTTTCATTGGTGGGATGGGAAACAGCGGCGGGGGGTGACCAGGCGCCGAAGGGGAGCCTGCCCTGCCTCGCGGTCAGAGCGTCCCCGCCGCCGTAGTCAGTGAGCCTCGGCAGGCTCCAACTTGAAGCTGGCCTTGCAGAAACCGATCGTCCGCGCCGGCTCAAAGCCTTTGCGCCAGGCTTCCGGCAGGGCGCCGTACTTGCGTTCAGAAACCGACAATTTGGTGTCGATAAATTCCGTCGGATCTTCGCCAGCCTCGGCGATGTTCTGGGCAATCTGGGCCAGCTTGATTTGGTCCCAATCGACGCGCTTCGGCAGATCCGCCACGACAGCGTAGGCGCCATCGACAAGCCGCACTGTGCCGGTGTCCTTGCCGCAGGCCCGGCGCGCCTCGGCAGCACGGGTCGCATAGCGGACCTCGAGGGCGGTGGCGAAGCGGGCTGAGGCAAGTTTCAACTGCTGTGCCGCATGGGTCAGTTCCGCCTGCAGACATGCGAGCAGTTCCACCGGCATCAGCGCCAATTCGCCGGTCGGCATGTTGAGCATGTCATCCACGCTCGGGGCATTTACGGGGTAAGCCATTTTGGGGTCCTCTTGGGATTTGGGGGTCAGGCTGCGACGAGTTGCGAAAGCGTGGATTGCGTTGCTGCGGTCTTCGGCCGCGCGACGGCCACGTAAGAAAAGTGATCGAGCTCCAGCCGCTTCTGGACGAGGTGCACGAGGCCCTGTTCGCTGGCGATCATCGCTTGGCGGGCGAGGCCGCGAAGCTGCTCCTTGTCGAGGCGCTCCATGAACTCGAAGGTCGGGAAGGTGTCTCGCGCCAGAAAGCCACGATGATATTCCAACTGATCGCCGGGTTCCGCCTGAGAGACCCAAGCCAGAAAGGCGATGTCATTGAGCAGCACTTGCGGGCGAATGGCCGGAGGTGTCATCAAAAGTGTCCTGAAGCTGGGGATCGGAATAAGCGCGTCTCGGCGTTTTTCTGGTTTGCAGGAAATAATTTTCTCTCGCAAAACCAACATCTTGCTGATGTGGCTCACTGGGGCCAGACCGGGATTATGCGTAGTTTGCGGCATGGTCATTCACCGCTCTGAGTTGAGGTGTTCAGCACGCGGTTCAACTCCGCCTGCTCCAACGCCTCGATGTCACTCATGCGGTAAAGTACCCGGCGGCCCATCTTGATCGGATACGGCGGACGATTGCGCCCCCGCCATTCTTCCAAGGTGCGGGGGCTGACCCGCCAACGCTCGGCAAGCTCGAGCGTACTCAAGAAACTCTGTGTCATTCCTGTCTCCATCGGCTGTGACAGGAACACCTTGCCGAGCTAGCGGGGGGAACGTCGTCGGACACAGGGGGAACGCGGGGGGAACAAAATCACCAAACTCATGGCGAGCGAATTCAATATCTTAACCACCCCCTCTACGGATTTTGTTCCTCCCTGTTCCCCCTTGTTCTCCCCTGTTCGCCCCTTTTGTTCCCCCACCTGCCCTCCCGAGTGCGGAGGGCTCAGGGAACGCGGTTGGACAAAAAAAATCCGCCGAGTCGGCGGATACGCTTGGGCGTTGGGCCGCGCCTATTTGGGCGGGTAGACCCAGAAACTTGGTTGCAGCCGATAATTGCCCTTCTGGTCGTGATCGACAATGTTGCGCCAGGTAATGCGGCGCTTGAACAGATCGCCCGGCTTCATCAAGGCAGAGCCAATCTCCTCAAGCGCCTTCTTGCCGTTGACCCAAGGCTGCCCCGCTGAATGGGCCGTGTGCAAATGCTGCAGAAATTTTGCCTGCATGATGGTGAAGGCAAAGGATTGGCCTTCCCAGCGGAACGCCCGGAAGTTCAAAGGCTCCCGCCCCCGTCGGCGGCTAAAGCCACAGCCATCTTCAAAGCGCTGGCGCTCTTCAGCGCCAACCACCAGATCCCCGATCAAGACACATTGAGGCTCTTCCAAGCGGACATCGTGGCCGTCCGCCCCCACGAAAACATCCAGCATGGCATCACCATCGCGCAACACGGCAAATACATCGCCTCTGCGCAACGCAAGAAGCCCCGTATAGGGTTGAATATCGCGCGGGCTGGAGCTAAGGCGGCCACTAACAAAGGGGCGGAGCGGTTCATCAAAGACGCGGATGGACACCCGAATCTGGGCCGTTTCCGCAAGATATTGCAGGTCAGAGTAGGTTACGCCCCATGTCTGCGTGATCCAGGCCAAATCATGATATTCTCGCTCAATCCGCATCCCAGACTCACCCCGCATTGTTCTCCTTATGTTCTATCGAATTGACACCATCCAATCAATCTTGTTTTATCCACAGATTGTCCTGGGAGTATCCACATGACCCTTGCCCAACTGCCCGAGCGTCTTGATGCAAGGACCTACCAGCTTGGGCTGAAAGTGGCCGAACTCGCTGAGCAAGCGGGTGTGCCCAGAAGCTTTGTCTATGACATCTTGCGCGGAAAATCGAAGCGCCCCAACCGCGATACGCTTGCCCAGGTCGCTGCGGTCCTAAAGGTGGATGTCGACTGGCTGTTAACGGGCGCAGGTCAGGTTGAGGGCGAGACGCCTGCCCCATTGGAAGTTGTCGACGAATTCCTGCCCATCCGCTTGGCAGCGCCGGTGGCTTCTATGGGGGCCGGGGCCGCCGTGGATGACCACGAGGAAGACACTGACAAGACCTATCTCTTCCGCAAGGCTTGGATTGAAGGCCGCCTGCGTGTGTCCCCTGCCAAACTACGTTTGCTGCATGTAGAAGGGGACAGCATGGAGCCAACGTTGATGTCGGGGGACATGGTGCTTGTCGACATGACGCGGCAGATCCCAAACCCGCCGGGGATCTTTGTTCTAAACGACGGCATGGGCCTCGTTGCCAAACGCATTGAGGCCGTGCCCAACACCGACCCTCAACGGATCCGCATTTTGTCGGACAACCCGCATTACTCTCCCTATGAGCAACTCTTGGATATGGTGAATATTGTCGGCCGCGTGCGCTGGTTTGCCCGCGAAATGTGACGCAAGGGGCAGTTTCTGAGAGCCTCTGCCCCTTGAAGCGGCGGCAAGCAGGCTTTCGGGTGCATCTTTTTAGGAAGCAACATCCCCATGCAAGCCCGCGCAAGGCCTGAGGAGCACGGTGTTTCAGCCTGCTGACTTGCCTGCGTGGTTCATTCAGGCAATCTCGTCGCACATCCTTCTGACGAGGCGGCCCCAATGCCTATTCCCCCTACACCCGCGTTTGCTGGCCCCAATATGCTGCACCCTGAAAGCATGTCGCCCGCCGAGCGCCGGGCGGAACTGTGCAGTCTATTGGCTCTCGGCCTGATCCGCCTCCGTCTTAAAACCTTAACGCAAATATCTGACGCAAATGGAGAAAGTTCACTACACAACTCAGACGACTGGAGCATTCATGCAACCGCAGTGAAGACGGAGACAGCATGACACACCACGATCCCATCCCGGCGCGCCTTGTCGCGTTGAAGACCACCTCGGCGACCGATCTGAAAAAACAGTGGCGCGAGTTGTTCGATAGTGAGCCACCACCCTTCAACAGGCGCTATCTGGAATCCCGCCTCGCGTATCGCATCCAGGAACTGGCTTACGGCGGCCTGAAACCAGAGACCATCCGCCGCCTCGAGCGGTTGGGCGACGAGCTTGATGGCGGTGACAAATCCAAGCGCAGTCTGCATGCCAATCGCGGACGCCCAATTACCGGCACGCGTCTCTTGCGCGAATGGCAGGGTGCCGAACAGATCGTCACCGTCACGAACGACGGATTTGAATGGCAGGGACGGCCCTACAAGTCGCTTTCGGCAATCGCGCGCGCGATCACCGGCACCCGCTGGAATGGCTGGGTCTTTTTTGGGCTCAAGAACCACAGGGTGCGGTCATGAACAAACCGGTCATTCGAAAACTACGCTGCGCGGTCTACACTCGAAAATCCAGTGAGGAAGGGCTGGAGCAGGAGTTCAACTCCCTTCACGCCCAACGTGAAGCCTGTGAGGCCTATATTGCCAGCCAGCGTTCCGAGGGGTGGGTTCTGGTGCGCGATCAGTATGACGATGGCGGCGTGTCGGGCGGCACACTGGAACGCCCGGCTCTGAAGCGCCTGATGCAGGACGTAGACGAGGGCCTTGTTGACATCATCGTTGTTTACAAGATTGACCGTCTCAGCCGGTCACTGGCCGACTTCGCCAAGCTGGTCGAGGTCTTTGACCGCAATGGCGTCACCTTCGTCTCGGTGACCCAGAGTTTCAATACAACGACATCTATGGGCCGTCTGACCCTCAATATCTTGCTTAGCTTTGCACAATTCGAACGTGAGGTCACTGCAGAGCGGATCCGCGACAAGTTTGCCGCCAGCCGCAAGAAGGGCATGTGGATGGGGGGCAGCATTCCCTATGGCTACGTGATCGAGAACCGCAAACTTCAGGTCGTTCCAGAGCACGCGGAACAAGTGCGTTGGATCTTTGCCCAGTTCCTCAAGATCGGTTCCTGCACTCTGCTCGCGCGGGAAGTTGATGCGCGCGGCATGCGCACTGCTAAGGGGCATCCTGTCGACAAAAAATATGTCTACCGGATGCTCAACAACCGCACCTATCTCGGTGAAGCTGTCCACAAAGAAAACAGCTATCCGGGCGAGCACGCTGCGATTATCGACCGCGATACATGGGACAAGGTCCACGCGATTTTGCAGGAAAGCCCCCGTAAGCGCGCCGCTCGGACCCGCTCGGAGACACCGGCCTTGCTGAAGGGGCTCGTGTACGGCCCAGATGGTGCGGCCTTCTCGCCGACCCACACGCGGAAAGGCGGGCGGCTCTACCGCTACTATGTCAGTCAGTCGGTGTTGAAGCATGGCGCGGGATCCTGCCCGATTGGCCGCGTGCCCGCGGGCGAGATTGAGGCCACTGTCATCGATCAGCTGCGGGCGGTGTTTCGGCAGCCGGAGATCGTCGCGGGCACGTGGAAGGCGGCTCGGGCTCAGGGTGTTAGCTTGGCGGAGGTTGAAGCTCGGGCCGCGTTGCAGCAGTTGGACCCTCTATGGGATGAATTGTTTCCTGCTGAGCAGGCGCGCATCGTCGGGTTGGTGATCGAACGCGTGGATATCGCCGTCGATAGCATCAATGTTCGGCTTCGGATGGACGGTTTGTCAGGCTTGGCCCGCGAAATGCTGGCAGGAGGTGTGGGGGTGGCAGCGTGA